ATTGTTTATTTTTATGTACAAAATCAAATACAGTATAAGGGGTCCAGTACAATATATTGCCTAGATCTCTCATGTTTAATCCATAAAATAACATCTTTCTGCCTACGTCTGTGCGTGGGTCCAACAATACCTCATCCACTTTAACACCTTTTTCGCGCATTCTTTCGACGAATCGGTTTCTGTGAATATAAAATAACTTGTTGATAATTGGGGAGTTTCCGCAGCCTAGTAAGTACAGTGCTCCTAATCTTTGAACACTTGTGTAGAAGTCGCCTACTCTATGTTTAGCACAATATGCACTAGTAAGTAAGTCCACATCTGTTCTATACAAATATGAGCCTTTACAAGTGAATCCATGCAGTGGCATTTCTTCTAATACTCTGGTTACGACGGTCTTTTCTTTGCTTAATGTATATCCAACTTCTGCCCAATCTTCGACTGCTTCGTCGATATTGAACGGGGTTGAGCTATGCATAAATGATAGTCCATCATCTCCTCCTGTTTTATAGGGGTAGACAAAACCGTATCGCTTGAGATTGTGATATGTAATACATAATGAAGCTTGAATCGAATCAACTAAAAATGTGTAATTCGAGCCTGATGGTACCATACTCCTTTTACGGTATAGTTCACCATTTGGGACCATGAATGGGGTATTCTTCATGTATTCCCAGATATTTAGCCATTGATGATAGTTTCTCTTTCTATGATGTTCTGAAACTGGATCACCTCCGAACTCTATGTTCTGTTCGATTACTTCACGGGCAAAATCAATTGTCTCTTCTTTCGAAGTCAGGTCGTGCTTTGAATGATCAAAGTGTGCTGCAATGGTATTCTGATACTGTGAGTATCCCCAATGTAGTACATCCGGAACTAAGTAGAATGGCTTCTCTCCGAACATGACGGGTCTGTCGTGTAATGGCATATTTAGGTATGCTTCTTGAATTGGTATGTAAAAACGCATCTCATTGACAGTAATAGCTGCAGGGTAAGACCAAACGATTCTAATTTTCGTTTTCTCTGCTCTGTAGTCTGTGATATAAGGCCTAAACATTAAAGCTGTTGGCCGTGATCTTAACTTATTGAACGGTAGGTACTTTGCAAAATGTCCCCACTCGTGTGCATCCTTATAGATCTGATCCTTGCAATCGCCCTTTCTCTTAAAGTCAGGGT